CCAAAAGCTCACTGCGGGCTTTTTACTAAAGCATTTAATTCTTATTTTCCCATTTAGAGTTTCCACAAAATCTACCAGTGCAAAAGCTTTATTCATTGCCTTTACAACATCCGCTGATTCATTTCCCGATAAATATAGCCCCACAGTAGGTGCATCTGCAGATGTTATACCTTGTACATCTATCTCTTGCATATAAGGCACTGTATTACTCCACTTACTTACATCTACAAGCACCTGTCTTAATCCCTGCAACGCATTTATCACAGAGTTTGTTGCATTGATATCGTTTGCTCCAAACAAATCTCCTTGTACAGTGTAATGAGTGCTATCCACAATCTCATACTTACCATCTCCGCCCTGTGTCAATGTGTACTTCCTATTGCCCTCAAACACATCATCTTTATAATTCGTCTTTAGCGCCATCTTACCTCCTGTTTCCTATGCTCTTTCTGCCTAAAGAAAAAGACAGCCTTTGCTGTCCACTTAAAGCACTCTCATACATATCTCCTAAATCCCTGAGTATTCTCTCTATATCATTTGCTTGATATATACTATCATAAGTAATTCTTACAGGCGTTTGAGGCGTCGATATTTTAGTATAATACGCCGCTCTCAACTTATTGATATTATCAAGCATTCTGGCCATTTCCGACTCTGTTCTGAAGTCTTCCATAGCCCATACTTTTGTGCTTATACTTACACCGAAAATGTCTGCTAAATGCTTGCAAGCCTCTTCAACTCTGTTCAAGTCCACGTAAGCTATGTAAGCTTTATCAGTATCGTTTATTAAATCGTCTACTGTCCTGTCAAAGATTAAAGTATTCAGTACATTGCTCATTCTATCACCGCCTCCGCTGTAATCTCATTTCTGCTGAATTTAAAATCAAGCTTGGTAATTATTCCTTGCCTCTTACCCTTAAAGGTATCAAGCTCTACCAAATCCCCAAGCTCATGATTATCAACTACAAGCCTACATGATATGCTTTCATTCTTCATGCAGTCGTCATAACACCTATTAAGAACTTCCTGCATATTCTCCTTAGTCACAAGTGTAGCCTCTTTAATTTCAGCAACATTTTTATTGCGAGTTATTCTCTCATTATCCTTACTTATACTGAATGTGTTATGTACATACTTCTTACCGGATAGCACAACTTGAGCACTCGATCCGCTTATGTGGGCGTAATTATCACCTTGTTCTACGATACTTCCGCCCATTATGTTCAAAGAGTGCATAGGTTCGCTAAACTCTACCTTTGTACTACCTATCAGATAGCCTTTGAAAAGCTCCATGGCTTCATCGCCTTTAATATATTCGTGTACAGTAAGCTTTACTCCTGTGATTACATCACTGTGAGAGAAAGACAACTTGGTAAAAAGCTCTTCCTGTCTTATCTGAGTTATGTCAGTAGTTCGCATAGGATACAGGTATAAATTTCTATCATAGCTTGTATCAACTATGGCACCTATGGCAAAGGCCAACTGCTGCAGTGCGGTCCTTTTTGAACAAATCGGTAGATATCCACTTATAGGCTTGCTTTCAAGTGCTGTATCAATAAAATAAGGTATTCCCTCACCCTGCATGATTAGAGTTAATAAGTCCTTAGCTTTTATCTGATTGTACACTCCGCCCATAAACTCAGTACCGTCAAGTACACCTATAGCATCATGTGTTTCCATTGAATATACCGTTCTGCTTAATTGCTTACCGTCTTTTAAGTAGAATATTCCAAGAATAGCCTCATCAAAATATAAAGTCTGCTTTTGCTTCTTTTGAAACTCAAAGTCATATCCCATTTTATCCCTTACAGAATATTCCATAGTGTTTACCGATATCTCTTTTGATGTTCCGTCAATCTCTACTAAGCAATCTATACTCTCAATTTCGTCATCCTTAAAAGTCCTTATAAGTCCCCAAGTAATCTCTGTAAGGAATGCATTTCTATACGGCTTGCTTGTCTCAAGGAATGTTATGACAACCCTGTTGTAGAAATCCACAACGCCATAGCAAAAGTATTTATAGCTATCAGGAGTATACTCCTGTTCCTTTAGCAAAGTATTATCTGAATACCATTTTACATTCACCTTACTACAATAGTCCTCACTGTAGTTATTAAACTCAAGGCTTATACCTACACTTGAGAAGTTTTTCGTGAATCTAAAATCTAAAGTAGGAGGGTTTGCAAATCTTCCTGAACTGTCAGATACGCTTCTGCTTACATACCCCATATGCTCAAACGTATCAGGATCAGGTGTATTTATGTAGTGCCCGTCAAGCTTAGAATATCGAGGTAAGCACATAGCATAATTAGGATACTCAATTACTTCTTTCAGATTTTCAAGTACAACAAAGTCCTTTTTATCTGATGAACTTATAGAGCTGTCCTCTTTAGCTCCTAACGCTATATCATCATAGACTATCTTCAATCCCCCGGCGTTTGACATCCTCTGATTTCTGATAGCCGATAACCACAGATATCTATATGGCTTACTTGTCTGCAAAAACTCGATTTTTACAGTATCAAAAAGCTTTACCTTAGCAGCACAAAAATATTCAGCTGATATAGGACTGTATTCTGCAGTCTTTACGATTAAGTCGTCCTTAAACCAACTTATTTTTATCTTCTTTGCATAATCTCCAGACAAAAGATTAAATTTAAGCTGTATACCGTTGCTTGTTTTCAGTCTGTCGTATTTAACTGTAATCGTTGGTATATCAGCAAAATTGCAATTGTGATCCGATAGACTGCTGCTAATATACCCGCCTAAACCATATGGTATATTGTCAGGAGCGTTTACATAATCTCCGTTCAATTTAGAATATCTAGGTAGGCAATATGCAAATCCCTGCATAGAATTCTCATTACTGAACAAAGTATCAAGAGTGGAATATTCCTGTTGATTATTTGTCTCTGTCTGTATATCCCATCTCATCATCTTCTCCTTTGCGGTTCCATTGCTATAAAGTTTATCGACAGCCCATCACCTAAGCCCCAATAGTTTTTACTATTCCTTATCACAAGGTCGTCTTCACCTTGAGTTACATATGCTTTAAAGGTCATAGTTTCATTCCCGTAAGGCACTGTAATATCATGACTGGCAAATGACGGATTAGATATAGCATCATAAAACTGATTGTATGATGCCATATCCAAACCCTTAGGGGCAACCTTCATTGTATAGTTGTAAAATGTTCCGATAATATCTCTGTGCATAGCATAATCGGTAGTACGGCCCGAGTTTTCAGTATCTGTTACAGCAAACTTTCTTTTGAGCTCCAGTACATTTACATTGTATTCTCTGCCGTCCATTCTAAAAATATTAGCCATTAGTTACCTCCTACCAACACAAGGCTTACTCCCTTTCTCTTTGCCTCTTTATCAAGCTCGGGCTTCATAAGTCTTGCAAGAGCTCCAAGGCTACCGTCAAACCTTATTACAATCTGAGAAGGCTCCGTACTTCCATTGCCTGCTTGCATTTTATCCGCCAGCATTCCAAGGACATCGTCTCTATTCTCATAGCTTGCCTTTAATGTATCCGTGTATCCTGCTCCTGTTGGTGTTATTTTACCCTTAGCAACATTAGGTATGTAAGAAGATGCATTAGGAATATTTAGGCCTACAGGAACGCCGATATCCACTCCGTCAAATACATCTGTAACACTATTCAACCATTTTTCCGCTTCGCTCACAGATGTCTTTGCTGTATCCGCGATACCTTCGTTAAATCCTTTTACAACGTATTCGGCTATTGTATGGAATTCCCTTGAAGGAGAGTGTATCTTAAGTACATTTTCTGCTGCTTCTACAGCTTCTCTTGCCCACTTTTTAATAGCAGATTTAGCAAGATGCGCAAAATCCGATATACCCTTTTCAAATCCTTCGTTCACACGCTTAGCCATGCTATAGAAAGACTTGTATAGTCCTCCGCTTCCATCCGCATTGCTATCTCCCCAAAACCATTCTACTACGTGTTTAGACCATGTTTTCATGGCGCTTTGTGATGTATTGTGTCCTTGTTCTATCTTTGTTTTAAATGCATTTATTATATCAGTTGCAAACTTAGTCCACGATTTTGTATTTACACCTTTCGCTTCGCTATCATCAACAAACCACTTCCTGACGTTCAGTGCCCAAGTTTCTATTGCGCTCTTTGACTCTTGATAAGATACTGTTATTTTTGTCTTAAAAGCCGTAATAATATCAAGAGCAAATTTAGTCCATGACTCTTTATTTACTCCTTTAGTTTCTCCGGCATCGACAAACCACTTTCTTACATTTAAAGCCCAAGTTTCTGTAGGTGTTTGAGTATCTATATGTGAAGCCTGTATCTTAGTCTTAAACGCTGTAATTACATCCAGTGCAAACTTAGTCCAAGACTCTTTGTTTACTCCTTTAGCAGTTCCGGAACTCACAAACCATAGCCTTATGCCGTTTACCCAAGCCTCTATAGCACTTTGAGTTGACTTATAGTTAATCGTGACTCCCTGGTTAAAACCTGTAATTGTTCCGGTTGCCCATCTTTGAGCCTCCGTTGAGTTGCCACTACTTATGCCCAGCTTAGATGCAAACCAATCTCCAACTCCTTTTGCCCACGACTGTATAACTGATTGCGTTGTTGTCTGCTTTTTAGATACACCTTGATTAAATCCTTCTACAGTGTATCCGCCGACATCCTGCATTACTGTAGAAGGGCTATGTATTCCAAGCAGCCCTTTTACTCCGTTTACAAACGGATCCGTTATATTCTGCTTTATAAAGTTTATAGGAGCTGCAAAGGTGCTCTTTATGCCCTTGCAAAATCCTTCCCAAACATATGTTGCCAGTTCTTCCATTACTTTTGACGGGCTGTGAATACCGAAACCGTTCTTAAATCCGTCAATGAACGGTTTTATCATGTTTGTATAAACCCATGTAGCTATGCCCGCTACTGCGTCTTTAATACCTTTTAAAAATCCAAGGACTACATTACCGCCACAGTCTTCTATCTCTTTACCAAAGTAGTCTCTTGCCTTTGTAAAACCTTTTATTATCAAGTCCGCCACAATCCTTGCAAGCATTCCATATGCTGTACCTATTGCAGAATAAAACAGTGTTGCAAGCCTGCTTGCTATACCTAACCAATCAATAGATGTAAGCATTGTTTCTATACCCACCGCAAGTTTACTCCAGTCAGTTGTCTGTACTATTTTTATCAAGGTATCAAGTATACCTGTTACAAATAAACTGAGTGACTCGGCTACTGTTCCGAACTCAAAATTAGTAAACAGTGTGGATAAACTTGCACCGATATGTTCACCAAGCGTACTCCACTCAAATTCATCTACAACGGTATAGAATGTATTGAATACGCCGTTAAAGCTTTCAGCTACAAGTAAACCTATATCCTCCCATGATATAGTGTCCATAGCGGTATTAAGACCCAATGCCATGTTGCTGCCGAGTTCAGACCACTCAAATCCTTCTACTGACCTAAGAAGTGTCCTTAAAACTCCGTTAAAGCCTTCAGCTATCAAAAGCCCTAAGTTCTCCCAAGGTATGTGAGCAACCATGTTGTTAAGGCTTGTTGAGATTGCATCGCCTATTTTATCCCACTCTACTTTCTCAACAAAACCTCTCATGCCCTCAATTCTAGCTTTAAAGTACTCGCCTATTGTAGATCCGAATAACTCCCAATCTATTGTGTCAACTATTCCGTTAAGGCCGTCCGCAATAGCGCTTCCGAGAGCATACCAGTCTATTTGTGTCAAAAGTAAATATAATGTATGGGCAATGGTATTTACGCCCGTTCCGATAAGTGCTCCTATAGCATGCCAATCTATAGTAGCTACAAGGCTGTTAAACATAGTAGTAAAAGCTGTTACAAATGCCGTTATCTGTCCGCCTATTCTATCCCAGCTTATAAAGTCGGTGAACTTGGCCACAGCGTCATTTATCTTCTCGCCTATGAGCTTGCCTATACCTGCAAAGTCCCCGGCATTGAACATATCTTTCAGTTGCTTAGCAAAGTCGCTTATGCCCTTATTTATCTCGGCCGTCTCAAACATATCTGCAGGAGATACGCCACCTGCACCGCCTCCGCCTGCACCGCCACCACTACCCGAGTGGTCTTTGTTTGCGTCTAACTGTATTTGAATTAAATCGTCAAAAGGTGCCAACGCTTTCTTGGCTTCCTGCCCTGCCTGTTTTGCCGCCTTACCTGCTTGTTTTGCCGCACCGCCTGTACCTTTTAAGCTTTTTGCATAATCCTGATTTACTTTCTTTGCCTTTATAAATGTTGTCTTTCCGCCTAACGCTGAAAAGAACTGATTTACATAGCTTAGGGCTGTTGCAATCATACTTATAAGCGTATTCAGTGCAGGAGCTACAACACTTAAGATAGGAGCAAATGCAGCCGCAAAGCTGTTCTTTAAATAGAACATTGACGACATTAAACTTGAAAGAGTTGCGTTTGCTTCACTTGAGTACTGTACAAGGTTCTGAAATCCTTCCTTTACGCCTTGAATAACGGCACGCATAGCCATTCTAATCAAAAGCATTTTAAACATGTTCGACAGCTTAAGTATGCTTTTACTTACTCCGTTTGAAGCATTGCTCATTTTTCTTGAGTCCGAAACAAAGCTTCTTATTTTCGATGCCATGCTTGCACCTATAGACTTAGCAAATTTAATCGCCGACCTTGTTGCACTGCTAAAAGCTGACTGAGCAATAGATGCAAATTTTTGAAGCGGCGCACTTATAGTCTTTTCCTTTGCTCCCGCTTCCGCAAGTCTTTGCCTGTAAACATCCAACTGACTTGTAAGTTGCTGTATCCTGTTCGCTCTGTCAGTATATGCCGCACTATCTGCACCTGATGTAAAGGCTTCGCCGTCTGCTTCAAGCTGCTGCATTTCTGACCTGTATACTTCAAGCTGTCTTGTTACCTGATCTATGTCATACTGGAGGTTTTTCCATCTGCTTGAATTATGACTAACTCCCATAGCATCAAGTTTTTCTTGTTTAGATATTAGCCCCTCAAGCTTACTGTTTGTCGCATCTATTTGCTCTTGATACCACTTATATTCTTCAGTTGGTATCTGTGATTGGCCAATTTCCGCCATCTCTGCTGCAAGTCTTCGTATCTTAGCTTCGGTCTGTTCTATCTGATTATTGAGCGCCGCCATTTTAGAATTACCACTGAAACTTCTTTGTATGCTGTTTCCGGCACTCTCCATGTCTGATTGAAGTGCTCTCGCAGCACCTGAGAGCGTGCTTACACCTTGCTCAAATCCTGTAGTATCAACCCTGGTATCAAACCTTAGACTTCCGTCACTTCCACCGCTTGCCATATCACACCCCCTCTCTAGCCTAACAGCTTATTCCAATAGTCTATTTCTGCCTGTTCCTCTTCAGTGTATCTAATCTTTATCTCACATATATTTTTATTGTGGGAATAAAAATCCTGCTCCCATTTCTCAAGTTTTTTACCTTTCGACTTCTTTTGCCTTATAGCTAAAACTGTTGAAAATGTTCCGCCTTCAATCTCCATAAAGTATCCCATAAAGGTCCACCAGTGAAGATATTCTTCCGCTCTTACCTCTTTATTAGCTACCTTATTTACCGCAGGGAAGATGATAGAAGCGTCTTGAGTCCAATCTATCATCTTTCTGCTTTCAGCGTCATTCTCATTCTTACCACAGTCGACAAACCACTTTGCCTGCTCTAAGGCCTCACCGATGTAATCCTTTGGAATATCGTCATAGCCATCGCCAAACATCCTTTTTAAAAGAATATATAATCTATCTTTATTACTTAAGTCAGGGTCTTCGCAGGCTTCCAAAAACACTAATATATTTCTAAAATCAGCATTTATCGGATATTCTTTTCCGCCGATCGTGAGCGTTGTCGGTAAGCATCCTATCATTTTACTGTATCAATATACTTATCAACTTTTGCCTGACTCTTCTTTGCATACTTCTCCATAGCAGGCTTCATAATAGCAACCAGTCCTTCGAGAACGCCTTCAAACAAATACTTCTGTCCTACTATGCAAAGAGGTGACTGCCCGTCAAAGATAGTGTCAAATACATCCGCATTAAACACCTCATTAAAGGCCTTACGCATAGCGGAGGTGAAATCTGCTATATACGCGCCATCTTTTTCAAGTCCGCTCTTTGAAGTGCCGTCAGGATTGAGCTCTACATCTTCAGGTACATTGTAATTTTCAAAGTCCTTCTGCATTTTAAGAATTCTATTTATAATCTCCGGATCTGCAGGATTAAATCTGATTACCCTATCAGGATTATCATTGACGGTAAAGCTTTCTCTACCGTCATCAAAAGATAAATTCTTCATTCGCATAACTCCTATCTGTGATCTTAATCAGCCGTAAATGTCTTTGATGTTAATACAAACTTACCCTTTACTCTGTTACCTGTGTAATGAATGTTAAAAGGTATCTGATAGCCTGTAGTATCACCGCCGTAGCTTGAAATCTCAATAATCGCATCTTCCTTGTATGCGACATAAGTTCCCGGTGTTCCACTGTCCTCATCCCACAAATGAACCTCTACAACATCGGTAGTAAGGTCATCAAGTGTTTGACGCTCATCTATGATAGCCTGTAGCCTTGTAAATAGTGGGTCGCCCACCTCAGCATAATAAGGCTCCACAGATGCCTCAGGCTGATATGTAGTAAGGTTTACAGATGTTTCGCCTAAGATATTACTCTTCTTCTCTGTGTTGGCGTTCATCTCGATCTTATACTCTTCAAGATCCTTGCCAAGTCTTGCATATGCTGCAGGAGTACCCGACTTATTTGTATTTACAAAGTGCGCCATGAACTTACGCTTAATTTTTCCTGTTACTGCCATGTTTATTCCTCACTTTCCAATTTATACTCGGCATAAATTTGCAATTGATACATTACGCCGTCATTTATAGTTTCTCCAACTAGACCAACGCTCATTGCATTGGCTGTTGTAGCTTTCAAAAATATTCCTTGCTTTTCCTCGCCATCAACTGCAAAGGTTACAGGCTCCTCAGGTAAATGCTCTAACCAGTACGATAATTCGTATAAAAAATTGCTGTTGGCCAATCGGTTATAATCTGTATACGACTGACTAACAGCATACATTACAAAGTTATGTTTTCGCACCTGTGTGCCCTGTATATCCTCTTTTACAAGGCTGTCACCTGTGCTTGATAGGCCATAATTTGTGGGCTGAGGCTCCGTAAAATCTATATGAACATCATCCCCGGCAAGGAATTCCGATATCTTAGGGTAAGCCGTCAGCTTTTCCCTCATAAAATCTATGATTGTCATATACTGCCCCTATCTATCAATGCTTGTGTGGCCTTGAGTATATCCTCTTTGTGGTCGGCCTTCATTCTGTCAAAGAACTTTTTACCCCTCATAGGTGCACCAAAGAACTGCAATTCTCTTACAGGACTGGACATAACCTTAGTTACTCCCTTTCTCGACCTCCACTCACCTGCATACGGTCCTGTCTTTATTTTAAAACCTGCGGTCTTAAATATAGGGTCTACATACACAATACCTTCATGCAGGTAATGCGCATACGGTCCGGGTATATCTATCTGCCCACTACCTACTACTGTAGCCATAGCCATCATGTGCTCAAGCTCTCCGCTTTGTCTTCTTGGCATGTAATCACCCATATATCTCATAACTTCAGTATCAACAAAAGACTGCACCGCATTCTTTAACCCTAAGCCCTTATCACGCATTATTGCATCTGTTGGCTTTATATCTAAACTTCCATCAAACATAAATACCTACTTTCCTGTTAATTCATAGTGCTGTACTGACTTACTTCCGTACAATCTTTCATCTACTGATACCAGCGTTAAGGCCTTATAATTTGTCTTCAGTCTTGCTATTCCTTCCGCAATAGTAGCTTGAGAGGTGTTGTCAAACTCAAAATCAATAACACCTTTAATCATTAAATCTTTACCCTTTGTAAAGTTAATAGCTACTTCAAGACTGCTAAGAGGTACCATAACCAGTGCCGTACAACTACCCCTTTGCCCTGTCTTTAAGAAGGTTGCATTGTCAACATCTTCCCAGTACACATTTCTAATTATCTGCCTTTTAAACTTATCAAGCTTTCCTTCTCTCTCGCATAAATACAATGTGACATCCGAATTGGTAAACATATTACAGCCCCCTGTAGCAAAGTCCTGTATTGCCTAGCCACTTAATCACGATATCATACTGTTTTGACTTAAAAGCCTCTTCGCTATCTGCTTTACTTGAAAAGCCCACAGAGTAGGAGCCTATTCGTTCAGATGTCTTATTGCCTGTATCCCTTGACTGCGATTCATTTTCAAATATAAGTTCAGCCAATTCACAGCAACAAAATTTTACATCTGTCGGAATATTCTCCACTCCTTCAAGCCTTCCAAATGTGTACAAATCTATTAGCTTACTTGCACTTCTGGCATAGTAGCCAAATCCGGCACTAATGGTCGGATTCTTACCCTGCAAATATTCTTGCGCATAAAAGTTATAGTCCGCATATATTCCCATCAGTGCCGTTCTCCTACTCCTTTGCTTTCTTTGCCTTTGCTACTTCTGCTTTTAAAGCCTCATTCTCTGCTTTCAAAGCTTCATTCTCCACTCTTAAAGTCTCAATAATCTCATCGCTTTTAGCTTCAACACTTACGCCCATTCCAACTTCTCTCATGCTGTGCCCCTTTCTTACGCCTTATGGCTCAAATAAATACCTGCAACCTTATTCTTGTACACATCAACAAGGCCATACTTACGATACTTTGAAATATAAGAATCCGAATCCGGGTTGTTTTCCGGTGCTATAATGTTTGATGCAATGTGCTTATCAAACTTAATTACAGCCGGCTTATGGATAATCATAAAGTTTATATCCTTACCGCTTGTGGCCTTCTTATAGTGTCCGAGCTCCTCGCCTGAACTCTTTCCGTCAAGCAACTCAATCACGGTATAAAATCTTGACTGCGGTACAGCCTTCTTTACCATAAAGGTATCCAGTATCTCCCTTGACTTTGTTGTGTCAAGCGACATAACACTGTTCAACAATGTTGGTGTAGCATACAAGATTCTGTTATCAAGCGGAACTTCATCCTCATCCATCTTGTTCTTTGCCTCAATAAGCGCAGATAAGAAGTCAGATGCATTTGCATATGATGTTGGTGTTGCCTTTGAAATTCCTGTAAGGCCTGCAAGAGTTGCAAATACAAATGCGTCAGCCTCAGGCGCTACCTTCTCTCTCTGAAGTGTTGCACCTGCCATACCGAAAGCAATGTTAAATGTCTCCTGATCATCCATTGTATCAACGGATATCTTTGTACCTCTGTCATAGTTAAATGTTGCTGTCTTCCATACAACATTTACAGATCCGTTTGTGTATCCGCTATTTCTGTCATAGTCTCCAAGTCCTGATACCTCAATCTGTGGGTACAAGATTTCCTTTGCATTTGCTCCCGCTCTCATCATAGATGGATCACTTATCAAATCCGCCGTTACTGATGCATTCTTGTAGACCTCATCAAGTAGGTCGGTATAATTCTTTGCTAACGTAATATTATTTGCCATATTATTTTATTCCTTTCTTACTTCTTTTCTTCTGTACTAAGTCCCATTGCGGCCCTTAGTGACAGGGTATTTGCATCCATTCCTGTATTGCTTCCGCCTGTCGGTGCGGTAGGCTTATGGATAGGTTCGTCACTTCCGAAAAGGTATGAGTTTTCCTTCTGACAAGCTTCCAAAGCAGTCTTAATATCTGTAGTTCTATCTTTACTTGACTTAAGTGCATCTACATCAAGTAAGGCCCTTACAGCTTTCGCACTCTTTCCGCCTGCTGCATTGATAGCGGCTTCAAGAGTTGAATCAAACTGCATATCCGCAATCTTGCCTTCGTATTCAGCTTTTGAATCCTCATATTTCTTCTTGTAGTCTTCAACCTGTGCTTTTACCTGATCGTAGTCCTTAAAGCCCTCAATAGTTGCATTAGCTTCCTGCAGTTGCGTCTTTACCTGCTCAAGCTCCGCTTTAATCTGAGTTGCTTCACTCTTTGCGGCTTCGATATCATTGCCGTTTTCGGCCATAATGCTGTCAATCTGCTCTTTTGTAAGGCCCATGTCTTCTAATGACTTTCTTTTCATGTCTGTTTCCTTTCTTCACTACACTTTTTACGAGTTCGCTCTCATGTGCTGACTATTTTACGTCTAATCAACTGACAAAATTGTATTAAAAAAGCACCCTATTCAGGTGCTTTAATCACGATTTAAACTCTCCACCGTTCAAGCTGTTGCGGTAATCCCATAGCCTTAGAAAATTCCACATATAAAGCCTTAGCAGATTGTAACTTGCTTTGTTTTGCAATAAGTACATCCTTATCCACTTCCGCACGGCTAAGCAACATTACATCCTGTTTTAACTTCCTGATGGTTCGCTCTAGTTTTCTTTGATATTGCAAAGCATCATAAACAGTGTACTCTTTGCCTCTAAACTCCTTTGGAGTATTCTCTTTTTCATTCTGCTCTTTTAGCCACTCGTCTGTATACTTTCTCTTTGATATGCCTTTGATAAACGGCCACTTGATGTGATAACAGTTGATACCGGCAAAGCCTAATATATCACCTTCACCGCACACGGTAATCATTTCTTGCTTTGAATATACTTTACCTTGCCACGCTTGATGGTTTTCAATGCCAAAGCCTTTATTTCTTGCACCCGGATGCCAATCTACTTCAAAGTAATCAGTATTTAACTTCTTTGCATTACTTTCATTGATTTGGTTAGTCATCTGTGCAACGCCAGTCATTAGAGCACGCCTTACAGCGACCTCTACGCGGTCTGTGTGCCCTGATGCATAATTCACCACCCTAAGTCCGCTGTTTGTCATCTCATCAATCACAGAGCCTATAGCTTGGCTATATGTATATGCTCCGCTTGCTATCCCCATAAAGCCTTTATCCAGTGCCTTATCAAAGTAACCAGCTAACGGCGTAAAAACTTTTTTACCGTCAACAAAAACATTAAATCCTGTAGTCCTTGTTATGTTCTCAAACGGCTTTAACTCTTCCTTGGTCTGCTCTTTTGTTGCACTTACCAATTGTTTTAACCACTCGTTATCTTCATAGGCTAAGTACTCCCTGCCTGCCTTAGTAAAAAGGTCCTTGTGTGTTATATAATCAGCCTCAACGGCCTTATCGTATATCTTGTCTATATCAATATTAGCCTGCTCGAGCTTTTCTTTTAAAAGCTTCTTTATGCTTGAACTGCTGCGATCTAATACAGTAAGTCTATCAAGCATATGTTCGCCTACAGGAGCAATCTCATAAGCCTTTTTAATTCGGTCTACTACTTCTCCCATTACTTCAATCTCAAGC